TGCAATTTTGATACTTGATTGATTTTGTCAGCACCTAAAGCATGGACTATTTTGCCGAACAATTGGACCTTATTGTTTGATGATATATGGCCTACTAAATCACTACCCCAAATGTTGCGTAAAGGCTCAAGGATGTTACGCTCTAATGTTCCTTTTGTGTTACCTAATATCAATATAAGGCCTTTACCCTTTGTGTTCCTTATTCTAACAGGTATCTTATAATAATCTAAGTATGTTTTGCCACTACGTGTAGCTCCATAACTAAAATTCCAACGGTGATAACTGTTAATTGTATTTTGCCATACATGTTTTTGCATATCGCTAAAATCAAGCATCTTTACCACTCGCTTTCATATTTTTGTCAAGTGATTTTAATACCTCGTCTAGCTTTTCAAGTGTTTCTGCATCTGTTTCTATTATTCTGTCTCTCCATTTTTTGTTAACACGATTTTTTAACCAAAAGCAAGCTGCACCAACATCAGGGCTTATGTGCTTTTTTATTACTTTTGTTTTTAATACATTGTTTTCTCCATCAAGTTCTGTGGTTATCTCATCTATATCGTAACCACACGCTCTTTTAAAAAGTGCATTCTCAACCTCATAATCTGCTACTTCTTTGCCTTTTTTTAAAGCAGTAACTAAAGTAGGATATTTTTTCTTATACTCCTTAAAAACAGTTGTAGACACTCCAAGATTTTTACATATTTGTTCATCAGATAAACCATCCCTTTTCCAGCACTCAATTAAAAAAAGTTTTGGTTTAACATATTCATCCCATTTTGATTTTATAACAATCACAACCTTTTTTATCTTAATTATACCACTTTTATATTTTATGTCAACTTATAAAAATAACGCTGTACTGTGCATACAACGTTAAATTTACATAACACTTAGTAGTTATCACTCTTAACATTTTACTGTTGTTAAGTACAGATTGTTTTGTATTAAATGCTAGAGTCAAAAATTATAGTGCTATGTCATTAAATAATTGTATGATATTTGATGACATTGTGTAACTTTGTGTTACACCCCCGAAATCTGAATATATAATTTATTATCTGATTATATTATAGCATAATAATTTTAAAATATCAAGGTTTATGCATGCTTTTTTAGTATACTTTCAAAAAATTTTTTACTGCATCAATTTGTTTTATCGCCCTCTTTTTGGAACTTGCATTTTATGCACATTCCAGTATTTTCATAGCTGCAATTGCTACATTTATTATAAAAGCAATCGCAACAATCGCAATTTTTTTGACCTGCTAAATTTGTGCTGCATGCATTTGAGTACATCTTATTACACGTAAAATTATCTTTGTCTTTAATCATGTTAACCTGCCTCCTTAAAAATTAATTTACGGACCTTTTGTGTTCCTAATTTATAGCAATCACCAAACAAAGTTAACCCCATAAACTTGTTATATTTAATATTGCCTTGACTTACTAATTTTATTTTGCCATCGTTATCAATAATCGTGTCTCCTACCTTGATATCTTGTATATCTGTCAACACCTCAATCCACATAAATTATCTCCTTTTAAAATCAGACTTTAAAATCTCAAACCTCACCCCGTCGCCTAACTCCCCATTTTGCATTTTTGAAACTTGTCGATAATAGCCACACTCTCTACCTCCAAATCTCTTTATAAACTTCCTATATCCTTTTGTTGCAGGATTATCGACATAAGCAAACCACTCTAATCTGTTAAAATTATACTTATAAAAAATATCGTCAATAACTTGAATTACGTCTTTCACAAACTGTGTATTACCTTTTTCGTATGATATAATCCCGAAAGAATTAATTGACATAGCCACGCGGTCGATTTTGTAGGAAATATACCCGATTATATCGCCTTTCCCATCCAAAGAAACAAATTGATGTTGTTCCCACGTATCCTCACTTATTTTTATCTTATAATTATAATCACTGTAATAAATATCATCTTGATTGTGCCAGTTTTCCATGTTTTTTTGCTGTAAGACTTGCTCAAACAATATAGCTGGTTTTAACATACTATCTCACCTCCTTTTAAAATCTTGACGAGTTTCGTTTACTGTTTGTATTTGATTAAAATCTATATCAAACTTATTTGAGATTAGATTAATCATCTCGTCACTTCTAAGTGTTTTTCCTAGAAAGTTTAAAGTTTCTCCGCTCATATAATTTTTAAATATGTCAAATGTTTTTTGTATTCTCTTTTTGCCATATCCTTTTAAGCTCAAATCATATAGATATACTGCTATAACTGCTTTTGCTACATCATTTGATATATTATTAAACATATCAAATTGACAATTTGCACAGCTTGTTTTTACATTGCTTTTCATTTTATACCTCCATATTTTTTAAACTACAATCTTATATTTAATCTCATCAATCATCTGCTTAGCTAAATTATAATCAAATCTAGCTTTTATCAAAATCAATGCAGCATCTTTGATTTTAATATCATGATGCTTAGCAAGTCTCTTTATAGTTTTAATCATCGTTAACGTACCCCTCGTTATCAATCAATATCTCAAGTCTTGGATTGCTTTTGTCTACGCTAGCTTTTAACACTAAATTAATATTAAAAAAACTATCGTCGAAGATAATCCCTGCTTTTACAAGTCCGTCAAGTATAAATTTCCCCGAATAATTATCGGGGTCTCTCCTCGTTTTGTCCCTGAAATAATAAAATAAAGTCAATCGGCATTGTTTAATCGGCTTATATGGCTTGTTTTTAAGTGTATAAAGCCTTATTATCTCCGCCCACTCTTTTTTTGCTTTTTGATAAGCAAACCTTTGATTTTTACCAATAAATTGATTGTTTGACGGTGGAATAAAAGGTATTATGTAGTCAAATCTCATTTAATCCACCTCTCTTTTATAACTTTGCATCTCTGGAATATTTTCATGTGTCCAAATACAACACATAATATTCCAGTAATAAGCCGACTCGTGATCCTCGTCTATCTCCCCCAATACCCATTTAAAATAATGCCTAACCGCACTATCTATGTAGCATTTACACGGTAACCCTTTCTTCCAGTTGTTTTCATCATATTTTTTTGCCCCGTTTTCAAAGTGTCTTGCAATACGCTCTATAAGCGTATAATCCATCCTGTAATTTATAGCCGACATAGCAGCATATAAATATGTTGTGTCATTTGTTTTTTGATAATTACTTATATTAGTAAGTCTATTATCTTGATTAGCTGTTCCTAAAACGTCAAGCGGTAATAAATCAAATCTGCCCTTTCCCTCAGATATATCCCTTACCGCCCCTGTTGCAAATATTCTTCTTTCGCCGCTGTCTTTAATTGTCGTTTCCTCAATCATATTTTTTTACCTCCATGTTTGTATGGTCTTGCAACGTTTAATTTATGCTTTTTTATCAAGATCTTATCTATATCTATATTATATAACGCACACATATCTAGTATACGTATTATCGTATCTGCTAACTCGCTTGGTATACCTTTCAGCTTGCCATTTTCAAAATACGTTTCGTTTTCTTTTCTTCCTTTTCTATATTCTTCTAGTGCTTCTGATAATTCGCTGTGGCACAAAGCTATTAGTTCCCCAAAACTTCTTTTTTCGTCATGCCATCCGTGATTTTTGGCATTTTCGTGTACTTCTTTAGCAAAATTATTTATCATTTTAGCAATTCCTTTCTAATGCATCTAGCGTGCGTTTAAACGCTAGATAAAATTTAACGTCACTTTTTATTAATAATCATATACAACCGCCTTAACGGTTAAATGTGTGCGTGTATTTGATTAATATAGCATCTCTTCGAATTCTGTGAAGTACCATATCAATTCATCTTTAAAAATTACCATTGCTTTTTCACATGCTTTTATGTCTTTGAAATAAACCGCTCCAATAGCTCTGCTTTCAAAATTTTTAGTAGCGTGTATAAAATTATCGCTTTCACCTATTATTTCGTATTTAGCTACATGCGAATTTCCCCAGTCCGCCTGCGATGGAATACCGCCGTTTAAAGCAGCATATCTTCTTAGTTTATATTTTAAAATTTCCGCTCTTGCTATGTTTTCTGCTAGTTTTTTATTATTGATATAATCCCCATGTAAATAAAGTACATTTAAAAAATTATCATCATCTAAAAACGAGCCACCTCTTATGTTCCAGTATTTTTCCCCCTCTCTGACCCTCTCATACCCTGTTTTTTTCTTTTTTTCTTCTAAGTCTAAAATTTCTTTTAACTCAAGTGCTGTTACTTCTTCGTCAAAAAATCTAAATTGGTCTTGATATTTTACTAAAATATAACCTGCGTCTGTAAATTCAATTGCATTTAATTTACCTTCTCCTATCGAGCTTAATACTCTCCATTCTTTGTACTTATATGCTAAACCAGCCACAAAAACAGGCTTTCCTATCCTATTTTTTAATTCCTCTATTGTTAATGCTTTTTTCATAATCATTCTCCTTTTAAAAATTTATTAAATTGTGTTTTTGCATCTTCTGCTAAACTTAATCTCATGTTTGGCATATCTGATAATACATTTGTTGTTTTTGACAAAATACGCTCATACGCTCGCCTGTAATCTTGATTTGGATTTTTTGTAAACTCGTCTAATTTGAGATTAGTGGTTATTATTAGCGGTTTACCACTGACATCACGTTTATTAAACACCTCAAACATTAAACCCATATCGGTTGGGCTGTTGCGTTCCGTGCCCACATCGTCAATTATAAGCAGATCCACTGTTTCTATTTTTTTTAAAACATCTTGTTTATGCTCCCCATAATTTTTTGACATTAAATTAAATAGATTGCTTAAACTAGTCATGTATACACTATAGTTTTTATCTAACAACTCATTAGCTATACACGCTGTTAAATATGTTTTCCCACTCCCACGCTCTCCATGTATAGTCAATCCAAAACCACATTTTTTAGCCGTTTCAAAATATTGAGTATATTTATATGCCGTAACATAGCATCTATACATTGACTTACCATGTGTTTTAAATTTGATGTTTATAAATTTAGAGTCGTCAAAACAAGTTTCTTTGTATCTTCTAAGTTCAATTTGTTTTTCTTCTTTTTTCAACTCGTTTTGTTCCTCTTCGCATTTCCCCATTTGGCACTTGCACAAACAAAATACTATACGCTCGTTACCTAACATATTTATCTTTGTTTGTTTTGGTGTATTGCATAAGCTGCAATGTATCAATCCATCTTTTGTGTAGTCATCTTCTGATTGATATACACTAGCTTGATTAGATGCATTATTTAATATTTCCTCAAACATTTTAACCTCCTTTTTTAAAATGGAATATCTTTTAAATTATCGGGGTTATCAAACCATCCGTCTTTATCCAACATAGATATTAAATCCTCACTTGTGTCTATGTTGGCAAAATCATTGTTGTTGTAACTTTCTTTTTCAGTTTTGTTGTTATTACTAAAGTCGTTGCTTTCCCAATTTCGTATGGCAGCTTTCCAATCTTTCATTTTGTTTTTGCCAACAAGCCAACCTTTGCTTTCGTAAAAATTAAAAAACTTATCAGGGTTTACATTATTTTTTCTTTCTTTGCAATATTCTTTAATTTCTTCAATTGTAGGTATTGCAAAAACTTTAGTTTTTGTTTTTTTCTCGTTGCTCTTTTTTAACTCTATATCTTTCTCTATATCTATATATAACTCTTTCTCTATCTCTGTGTTACATTTTGTTACATCGGTGTTACTCTGTGTTACATCAATGTTACATAAATTCGTGACACTATCATTATAGTAATCAATAGAGTTTAATATATCTTCGTTAATATCTGCGTTATTGTGTGTTTTGATGTGGCAACTGCGACATAAAACAATCATTTTATTTACGTTATTGTTTTGCGGGTTATTTTCATTATAGCCATCTATGTGATGCACACATAAATTTTCTATATCTCCACATTCAGCACATTTGTATTTGTCTCTTTGCATAACTAAATAATAATTTCCCCCGTATCTTTTATTGTTTTGATAGTCTTCGATATGTGGAACATGTTGCTTCGTTTCGCAGTTCTTTTTTGCTCTACACTTTCTTTGCCTTTCTGCATCTGTTAAAGGTTGTTTTTGCACATCGTCAATTGCAATTAACTTTCCCCTTTTTATGTTTTCTCTGTGTTTACGTACTCTATCTGCACTATCTGACTCTTTGCCAATTGTCTCTGATACTCTAGTCATATAAAAATCTTCTTCTGATATTTTTTCAATTAGATTATAATTAAATAAAAATGCTAATGTCATTTTAACGTTTTCTTCGTTTTCGTCAAGAGTTAACGCTATTTCTTCTGCAAAACTATCTTCAATTCCGTCAAATTTTAAATAACCCTCTTGCTTGATAGATAACAATTGCATCTTTAAATATATAATTACAAATGTATCTCCACCGCTGACTTTTCTAAGCTTTTTAATCTCTTTTGACGTAAAAAAATCTTCTTTCAACTTTAACCAAAAATATTTTTTTGGACTTGTTTTGTCGCTCACTTTATCACTCCAATCGCTTATTTACTCATTTTACATTTTAGTATAATGCATTTACTTTATTGATGCTATGTAAAAATCAATAGCATCAACGATAAATTGATTTAATGATTTATCAAGATTTTCTGCTATGTTTCGTAGTTCTGCGTGTCTACCTTTTTTGACTCTCAACGTTATCCTATCATAAGTTTTTTTAATATATTTGGCTAACGCTCTTGTTTGTGCTGTGCCCATAATGCACCTCCTTTCTTTTTTGTATTATTAATACTATTATATCATATTTTTTATATACTGTCAATAGTTTTGCACTATCTCAAATAATAAACTCCATCAATTTTTGAAATATAGTCATTGTCTAGCAACTCTTTTTTGGCTGTATCGTGTGCGTCAATTAATTTTATCATTGTTTCTAAGTTATATATAACTCTGTCATATTGTTTATCTAAAGACTCATGCAGCATCAAA